GGTCAAGCTACGGGTATCAAGCCAATCCTTGGTTCTGAATTTTATCAAGCTAGAAAAACTAGATTTGATAAAGATGAAGAAGAAAGATCTGGCCCAGCAAAAAATGAATGGGAACAAAGAGGTCCATATCATATAACAATTTTAGCTAAAAATAATATTGGATATAATAATATTATAAAAATGTCTTCAAGATCTTTTCTTGAGGGATATTATGTTAAGCCAAGAATAGATCATCAATTGATTTCCGAACATTCAGATGGAATAATAATCTTATCTGGATGTTTAAATGGAGAAGTTTCTCAAGCATTACTCAGAAATGATTACGATTTTGCCTTGAAAACAGCGCAAAAAATGCAAGATATAGTAGGTAAAGAAAACTATTTCATAGAAATTCAAGATCATGGTTTGTATGAGCAGAAGAAAATTACTAATGGACTAATACAAATAGCAAATACTATAGGCGCTAAAATAGTTCCAACGGGGGACTGCCACTACGTGCATCAGCATGACGCTAGAGCTCACGACATTATGTTATGCGTGGCAACTAACTGCAATATACATACTCCAAATAGATTTTCTTTTAGCGGAGATGAATTCTATTTGCAATCTTATAATGATATGGAAAATAAATTTAATTCTAATTGGCTAAAAAATACCATGGACATTTATGATATGGTTGATGTAAATTTAAATTTTGGTAATATATACTTTCCAAATTTCCCCATACCTACAAGCGAAACATCAACCCAATACTTCGAAAGATTAGCCTGGAATGGTCTAAGAGAAAGATACGGAGATTCATTACCTAAACACATCATTGACAGAGCTGATTATGAGATAAAAGTTGTTAAGGAGATGGGTTTCCCCGAATATTTCTTGGTTGTTTCCGATCTAGTCAATTGGGCTAAAGATAATGGAATACGAGTTGGTTGGGGTAGAGGATCCGCGGCTGGCAGTATACTATCCTATGCATTTGGAATTACTAATCTAGATCCAATTAAGTTTGGTTTGATGTTTGAGAGATTTCTTGTAGAAGGAAGAAAGTCAATGCCAGATATTGATCTTGACTTTGACGATAGACATAGAGATGAAGTTATCAATTATGCTAAAAATAAATATGGGCATGATCGTGTCGCTCATATATGTACATTTAATAAAACTGGCGCAAGACAGTCCATAAGAGATGCAGCAAGAGCTCTCGGATATGACTTTGCGACTGGTGACTCTGTAGCTAAATTAGTTCCACCACCAGTATTGGGAATATCAAAAAACCTTAGTGAGTGCATGGAAGTTGTAGAATTTTCACAATTATATAAAAAAGAAAACACAGCTAAAGAAATAGTAGACACTGCGTTTGGCCTAGAAGGTTTAATAAGACAAACTGGAATACACGCTGCGGGCGTAGTTATTTCCAAAGGTCCACTAACAGATTATTTACCAATTATGCAAAAGGGTATAGATAATCCAATAGTTACCCAATGGGATATGGGTAGAGTCGAACAGTGTGGATTATTAAAAATTGATTTCCTTGGATTAAGAAATTTGGGTGTGATTGATTCTTGTGTTAAATTAATTGAGAAGCACCAAGGGAAAATTGTAGATATTGATTTAATCCCACTAGATAATGAAAAAACTTATGATGAATTGTGCAAGGGAAATTGTACTGGTGTATTTCAGCTTGAATCTTCTTCTATGAGAGAAATGATGATTGGACTTCAGCCAAGAAGCATTGAAGATATAATGGCTCTTATTTCCCTTCATAGGCCTGGTCCGATGGGGTCTGGAATGGATAAAGAGTATATTAATAGAAAGCATGGTCGCAGCGTAATTAAATATGATCATCCAAAATTAGAAAAAGTTTTAGCTTCGTCCCTGGGAATCATGTTATATCAGGAAGATGTACTAGGTGTTGCGAGAGAACTAGCAGGCTTTACTTCTGCTGAAGCCGATGATCTTAGAAAAGTTATTGGCAAAAAGTTAATGGATAAAATTGCTAATATGAGATCAAAGTTTGTCGACGGCTGTATTGAAAATTCTGGCCTAACTAAAATTCTAGCGAATAAGATATTTTCTGATATTGAATATTTCGGTGGCTATGGTTTCAACAGAGCTCACGCAGCAAGCTACGCAATGATTAGCTATATTACATCTTATCTTAAAACAAACTATACCGTTGAATATATGGCTTCGCTAATGTCCTCTGTTGTGGGAAATAAAGATAAGCAATCTTTATACTTGGCAGACTGTAGGAAACTAGGCATCGGCGTGATGCCGCCCTCGATTAATTATTCTGGTATAGATTTTGAGGTATTAGATCGTAATTCTATAATTTTTGGATTATCTGCGATTAATGGAATTGGTAACTCTATAGCAGAAAATATAGTTTCAGTTAGAGACCAGCAAAATCCGTATAACAACATGCACGACTTTTTTAGGAGATGTGGTGCAACTCTTTTAAAGAAAAGCACATTGGAGCACTTAGCCAAAGCTGGCGCTCTAGATGAGTTATTCAATACACAAGTTAGTGAGTTAAATAGAATTGAAGAAATCAAGTTACTTGAAATAGAAAAAGAGGAATTAGGTATCTATGTTACTGATCACCCAGTAAATGGTATATGGGATATCTTATCTAAGAAAATTGATTATGAAATATTTGATTTGTCAGAATTACCAAATAATACTCAAGTAAGAATTGGTGGTATCTTAAGCGATGTAAAGTCAATAGTCACAAAAAAGGGAATGAAAATGTACAAGCTAATATTAGAAGATATATCTTCCGATATTGAAATTGTAGTCTTTCCAAAGTCTCTCAAAAATCTAGGTGATTCACCCTTTGCTAAGGGTGACATTGTGGTAATAAATGGTGCAGTCAGTAAAGAGGGAGACGAAGAAAGCTCAATAGTCAAACTGTACTACAACTCTTTTGAAAAAATTGATTCAAAAATATTTTCTAGTGGCAAAGCAATAATATTAGAAATAGCTGACAACTTTTCACCGTTATTAATTCAAAAAATATATGATATAATTGAATCAACAAAAGGTGATAAACCAGTTTTTATCCAAATGATAAATGGTAATCACAAATATATATTTAAGTTTAAAAATAATACATCGTCTAAAGTTCAGTCAGTTATTGAAGATATTATCAGAATGGAGAAAGAAAATGTCTAGTCTTGGACCAACAGTCAATCCAGTCCAAAAATGGTGCTGGTCCTTTTGTCCCTCTTGCAATAGGTGTCAAGATAAGGGTACATATACTCGTTGCAACAGCTGTAGCGGTAGATATGACCCAAATTTAACAATACCTGTTGATAACCAGGATTTCTGTGATTGCAAAAATGGCGTTCTTCGTTGGAAGACGCAACAAGGCAAATTAATCGTTACTAAATTTAAATCTAACCCTTTTAAGGGTCAAGTTAAGTATGAAAAGAAAACGGAAGATGAAAGAGATTGGGATTCTTACGTTAAAGATATGAGAGAAAAATTGGATGATCCTAGTTGGAATCCAATAACTATTTACGAGGAGTAAAAATGCTACCTGGAGTTGTTAAAAAAGGAAATATAAAATTAACAGAATACGTTGATTCGGTCTATGGTTATGATGATAAATTTTTCATTCAATGTTCTTGCGTTGGATTTTATCTGACAAAAAAAGACCTGAAAGATTTACTAACCGTAGTCCACTACTATTTAAATGTGGATGAAATTAGTGAAATATCTGTTTCTATAGGAGGCCAAGATGTGGCCATATGAGGAAAATGACCAAATGGAAATAGGCGAATCTGGATGGATGCCATCAAAAAATGGTGGTTATAAAAATATTTATAATGGACATACAATAGATGAAAACGGAAAAGAATACGACGAAAACGGATTGTTGGTATTTGACCCAGATGAAGAATAATTAGGAGTTATTTTTGAGTTTAATTAAAATTAAAAGTTATAATGATTTAACAGATTTGCAGTTTCTAGCTTTAGTAGATTTTTCATATTCCAGAATAGATACATACCAGCAGTGCCCTGCTAAATATTTTTATTCATATATTTGCAAAGAGCCACGGCTGTTTAACTCTCCCGCTGCATTAGGCAATATAGTGCATTCTGTACTGGAGAGTGTTTTAGATAATGAAAAGACACTAGATATTAATGAGTTAGAGCAAGAATATAATAAGAATATTTCTGTTTGGGATCCAGATAATAATATACCAAAGGATTTAATATCTGTTGGATCTGTAATCCTGCAAGAATTTTATGACCAATATTACGATAAGAAGTTTAATATTTATGAAAAAGAGTTACCTTTTAATTTTATCATTGGTTGCTATAAAATTCTTGGCTTCATAGATAGAGTTGATGTGATTGGTGACAGGGTTAATATCGTTGACTACAAAACAGGAAAATGGGAGGTTGCCCTAAAAGATGTGCCAAACAATCTGCAGCTGGGCATCTATGCATTGGCTATGCACAATATCTTTCCTGAAAAAGAAATTTACGCAGAATTACATTATCTAAGATCTGGCAAGAAAAAGGGCCACCTATTTACTAACGAAGATATTGAAAATGTAAAGATAAATTTAATTAGTTCTATAACTGAAATAATTAACGATACTAATTTTACACCAACCTCTAATGCCCGTGTGTGCTCATATTGCGATCATGCTAAAAGCGGTGCATGTCCAACGGGTGTTTTTAGAAATAAAAAGAATAATGGACAATAAAAAAGACCGGGGTTTCCCCCGGTCTTTTTTGTTAGGAAAACACCAATCAGAAATCGGTTACGGGATTTTCCTCAGCGGAGAGCCAAAGGTCGAAATCCTCAAACTCGGTCACCATTTTGACAGCTGATTCATGGTCCATATCTAGAACCTTGGTTATGTCGTCAATGGTTTCCTCGTTGATTGTTTGATTGATGCTGCTGATGATTGTTTTTAGTGTGTTCATGATGAACAGTATACTCTCTTTCTTTGGAATTTGCAACCTATTTTGATTTTTTTATCAAGATAGTGTATAATTTATCTACAAAATATCTTGATGCGTAAAGGATACACAATGAGCACAGAGATTGTCAACCCAGAAGACTTTTTTTTGGAAAAATCTTCGTTTAAAAAACATCCAAATTTAAAAAATATTAGAAACAGATCTGTTGACTCTGAAGTAATTGAGAACGATGCAGTTATTTCCAGGAAAAAGGGAAATGCATATCAGTATACTAAGACTGGTTATAGAAAAGATATAGATATGAATGTTCGTTCTAGTTGGGAGGCAAATTTTGTCAGAGTATTAAAGATTTACAAAATTAATTTTCAATTTGAACCCACTGTGTTTTCCTTCCCAATCAAAAGGGGAACCAGGGGGTATACACCAGATTTTCTCTTGAGTAGAAATAATGACTGGATAGAGATAAAAGGTTATTTAGATGATAAAAGTAAAATTAAATTAAAAAGGTTTAAAAGATATTATCCAGATGAATTTAAAAGTCTGATTTGCGTAATAAGCAAATATTCGAATGACGCAAAGAGCACGATGGAACAACTAGAAGTGCCTAATATTATCTTTTATGAAGACTTTAGAGATTATTACAGTGAGTATATAGTTCACTGGGAAGGAAAGAAATGATAAGTTACAAGGAGCAATATTACTCTTTAGCTGAAGAGGAGATGCAAAAATTAATTGCCGATAGCAAAAAGGGCTGCCAAAAATCTCAAGAGCAATTGTTAAAGGTTTTTAATAACTTTTTAACTAAATATATTTCGTTATTATATCATGGTAAATATAATTTAAGTGATTATGATATTAGGAGATTTGTTTCTCTGTTTATTAAAGAGTCGCCTATAAGATTTGCACTTATGAAAAATAAAGTAAACACTTATACCTTAAGCGTGATCAATGAAACAATGCGTGGCATTCATTATATGACAAAAAGATATGGTGATGAAGAAGATATTCGTCAAACAGTGTACATGACATTCTTTCAGTGTGTTGGAAGGTATGAAAGAAGAGACTCGGCAAAAGGGCCAATACCATTTAGTGGATTTTTATATAGCTACTTTTTTTATCTTTTAAAGAAAAATGTAGACACCTTTTTGATTGATCAGTTAGGTAGAAAAACGTTCCTATTGTTAGATGACGAGGCTACAAGTGATGAAGGTGACGAGGACTACGTTGTTGGGTTTAAGGCGGATCCAATCGAATATAGCATGGAAAGACTAATGGCAACTGATAGAATAGACGAATTCTGGGTCTTAGGAGAAAATGTTGAAGGACCATTCGATAAGCTTTCGATACAAGAGAGGCAGCTGCTAAAATGGAGATATATTGACAACAAAAGGTCAAGTCAAATTTCCCAAATTGTTAATGAGCACCCCAATACGGTGAGGGAACATCTCTCTAAAGTTAGAGAAAAAATAAAACAAATACTTCTAGAAGACGAGTTCTCGTATGAAGAACTTTACTATTTATTAAAAATGGAGAACAAATGAACAGTTCAACTCTTGAAAAACTTCAGGAAATGTTGCAGCAGTTTCTTGGGCCTCAACTAAAAGAAGTCATTGATGCCTACAGCGACAACAACAACTCGTATAAGTATTTTATTGAAATTCCAGAAACAGATGTTGTAGATTTGGGTATAGAAAAAATAGCCTCTCTTGTAGCTAGAACTTCTAATGTCTATGGTAGAGCAGCTAGATTTACTGGAATAGCTAGAGCTCAATATAAAATATTAGAAGGAAAATATAAAAAAGTATATAAGTCTAATCGCATAGGTAAAAACGAAGCTGAGAGAGAAGCAGCAGCAATGGACGCTGCGGAGGATGAGTATTTTGCTTTGATAACTTGTGAGGCCATCGTACATTTAGCGGAGGCCATGGAGTCAGCAGCAAGAATTGCGTCGGAGTCTGCAAGAAAGCTTATGGATAAGATACAGTCTATGCAGGTTGCTTCGTTTAGGGAAGATAAAGGCTCTTTTATGGACTCGGATTTTTTTAATACATACTAAAAGGATAATATATGTTCATAGGTTACTATAAAAGTGTTGGATCATCTAAGGAATTTTATTCTTGTAAAAGAGTTGATCTAAATTTTCCAATACAAGTTGAATATGAGGGTGATAGATATTTGCTAAATAAAACTATACAGGTATCTTCTAAATCTCAAGAAAAAAATGTTATTAACACCGCCAAAAAATATGGAATAAAATATGACATTAGAATTGATTCCGGAGCAAATAGCTGATTTAAAATCAGAAATTGAAAATTTTTTGTTTCAAATACACTCTCAAGAAAGAGAGCTATACAGTAGGCACGAAATAGAAAACATGCTCCTAGATATCTATTCTTTGCTTAAAACAAAATGAAAATGGTGTTAAATGAATATAGAAGTTTTTTGCGATGGTGCATCACGAGGGCAGGGCCAAAAAAAGTATGGCGAAGCAGCGTGTTCAGTTGTGGTTTATCGGAATAGAAAAAAGATAGCCCAATTTGCCAGGGGTCTTGGTCGCAGAACTAATAATGAAGCTGAATACGAGGCTGTTATAGCCGGTTTGCTAATCTGTTCTATGGCTGATTTGACTGACCCAATAATTTACACAGATTCATCTGTTGTGGCTAATCAGGTTAATGGAAACTTTAAATGTAAAAGTCCAACTCTTATTCCGCTACTAATGACAATAGAGGAAATTAAAGATGAATTTAATTTTAGAGTCGTGCAAGTAAAGAGGGATTTTGTTTGGGAACCAGACGCTTTAGCTAATGCATTTTTAGATGAATTAGAATTAAGAAAAGAACACATTTCCAAAATATAACTGCTATAATGTAACGCATGATGTTAGAAAACAAATATTACAAAGAATATCCGTTAATTATTGGCCTAGCAGGCAAAGCTGCTAGTGGCAAAACTTCGGTGGCAGAGAGCATAGTTCCTAAAGTTTCTATTAATCCTGTTAATAACTCCATTATATGGGACCATATATTTTTTACTTTGCCATTATATGAGATAGCTTCAATCAAAAGAACAACATTAGGTCTTCGTCAAAAAGACCGCCAACTATTCTCTATCCACCAGGTTTTATTTGATTTATTTGGTGGTAATGCTCTAGGTAATATACCTGATTACAAGCATTTTACCGACTTAGTTGAGCAAATGTATTCTTTGCCAATAGAACAGGAGAAGAAGCCGAGAAGTTTTCTTCAAAAAGCTGGAGATCTGTGTCGGTTATACGATCCCGACTGCTTTGCTAAATGGGCTATTTACAAGGCATCTCGGATGCACAGATCGATAGTATCCACTGAAACATATGAAGACAACCAACTTCCTGTTGGAATAATAATTTCTGATGTTCGTTTTGAAAATGAGGCTAATAAGATTCTCAAGCAGCCAAATGGACTGATTATTTACTTCGATGCCTCAGATTATACTAGAAATCAAAGAATGATTGAGCGAGACGGGTTATTGATGACAGAGGCTCAGGCGTCACATAGATCAGAAAAAGAATGTGACTTGGTAAAAGAATTAGCTTCTGCTATAATTGATACAGACAATATGTCCCTGGAGCAACAGTCTGCTAAAACCTTAGAAACAATTAATGGACTTATAAACGTAAATGCCTAAAATAACTAAAACAGCAATGGAGCAATCTATTGATTCTCCTTTAGATCAGGTGGTGAATCTTTTGAGTAATGAAATTTCTTTAACAAGTTCTCCCATAGTAATATGTGGAGTAAATAGAAAAATCAATATTGGAAACTTTGAAAATATTGATGTTTATGCAGGGGTTACTATACCTTTGCATGGTGTTTCTTTTGTTGACAGAGAAGCTCTTACGGCAGCAGTCGAAGAAGCTGTTGCTTACGGGTTTTCTCTGGCTTCAAAAGAGACTGGTGAGCGTTATATGCTTATTAAAGAATCACAGCAAGGTACAAAGTAACAGGAGAAAAAATGAAACTTATCAAAAAGCTTGCAAGAAAAATATTATTTACAAAGAAAAAAGAAGTATCATCTATAGAATTCCAAACTCATTCCACTACTTCAGTAAATTCTGTCGTAGAACCAGTGGTTAGCTTTGAAAAGCCAAAGTTGGGTGGCATTGATTTGGATGACAAAAAGGTTTCTGAACCAGAAAAGAAAAAGCCGGGTAGACCAAAGGCAACTGGTAATGCAAACGTCAAAAAGACCCCCAGTAAAAAGGCAGCTAGTGCTCCAAAAGTAACAAAAAAGACTAGTTAATTAATAATAATTTAAAATTTAAAACTGGTTATATAGTACGAAAATGTTACTATATAACCAGTCTTATTTTAAGGTGGTAAAAATGGCTGATAAAAGTTGGGGTAGTAAAGCATCCTCGGAAAAAAATTACTATAAGTTACTTAAAGATTCTGTCATCAACATCATTGACACCAAGAGAACTGGTGGTCACTACTCTAGCCATTGGATGAAAAACAAAAACAAATAATGGCTTTTAAAAAATCAATATATATTAGTGGACCTAGAATGGGTACAAATAACCAAAAGTTTAACGCCCTAGTTATCAAGAATAAAAAGCGTAAAAGGAAAAAATGATGGCAGCTAAAAAAGATTCGCGCTTAGCAAGGGCTGGAGTCAGTGGCTATAATAAACCAAAAAGAACACCTAGCCATCCAACCAAGTCCCATATAGTCGTAGCAAAGCAGGGGGATCAAGTGAAAACTATCCGCTTTGGTCAACAAGGTGTGAAGACTAACCAAACAGTTGGCCAAAGGAAAGCATTTGCATCACGTCATGCCAAAAATATATCTAAGGGTAAAATGTCTGCAGCCTATTGGGCCAATAGGGTAAAGTGGAGCCCCAGTAAAACAAAATCTTCTTCGCAAAAATGGGTCAAAGGATCCTGAAATGGAAGCTGCTATTGTTGCGACTATTACCGCTATTGGCGGTCTACTGGTAGCGCTGGTTCAAAAAGGGCGTAAAGAAAACAAGAATGATCATAATATAGTTTCTGCAATGATAGTTGATGTTAAGGACGAAATACTTAATCTGCATCATAAAATAGATCATGTAGACGAGCAAGTTGATAAAGTTGACGATCAAATGACCGATCATATGATGTGGCATTATCGTAAGTCAAGTGATTCGAGAAAAAAGAAGGAGGTGCTATGATGAAAAAGAAAATGAGTGGATCCAAGAAAATGAATGGATCCAAGAAGATGGGCAGCTACAAGAAAATGGGTGGGTCCAAGAAGATGGGCGGAAAGAAGATGTACTGAGGCTAGAGCCTTAGTCTTAGTTTAAGATTAGAGGAATAATTATGGCAACAAAGAAGAAAAAAGCAGTAGCAAAAAAGACTACAAATGGTTTAACCGCAGCTCAGAAAAAACTACCTCCATTTATTCAAAAAGCTATTATGAATAAGAATAAGAAAAAATAATATATTTATACATTATTTTAATAGGGGCCAGGTATTAAACCTGCGCCCCTATTTTTTCCATCATAGTTAAGATATTACTTAACAATTGACAAAGGTCAAATATGTTATTACTATTTATATATACAAATAAATATAAGAGGTGAAATCCATGGCAAGTGATAAAAAATGGATCCAAAAGGCAATCAAAAGGCCTGGCGCATTTACTGCCAAAGCTAAAAAGCGGAAAATGACAGTAGCCGGTTTCGCAGCTGCCGTAAAAAAGAACCCACAAAAATATGATACAAGAACAGTACGTCAAGCTAATTTGGCTACAACGTTAAGAAAAATTTCTAAAAAAAAGAAGTGAATAGGAGATTATTGTGATATACCCTTATATTAAACTCGTTGTTCCTACAGCATTAAAAGCTCATAAAAATGGACAACTTCCAGCCAATTTGTTGGCTAAGGTAAAAACTGGTGGGCAGATGTATGCTCCCGCAGCTGAGCAGTTTAATAGGATGTATGATGCGGCACTTGCTGCCGGTCATAAATTAAAGAATGTTGGCGATTATCGCTCCTTTGAGGGTCAGCTGTCTATGTTCATGGACCGCTATACCACGACCGACCAGGGGCGCAAGCCACAGGTGACGCGCCAATATGAGGGCAAGACCTGGTATCTCAAGCCGGGCAAGGCCCCTTCGGCTGCACCGGACCCGACCGGCCTAAAGGGTTCTAATCACGGCTGGGGGCTCGCCATCGACCTCGGCTACGAGGCTGGCGGAAAACT